TGCGAGCGCTGCCTGCTTGGCGAGGTCGGCGAGCGCCTTCGCGTACTCGTCTACTTCTTTCCGTCCGGCTCCTCCGACCGGAGGCGCGCCGAGGGTGGGCTTGCCCGCGAAGTTCCCTGCGCGCTGGTCGTTGACGTCCCCGGTATAGCCCATGGCGGCGACGTTCGCCATGATCGCGTTGTCGCGAATCTGGATGTAGAGCTTCCATTTCGCCGTAGCCTTGTCGAGTTGCAGGCCCAATGCAGCGAGCGCGTCGGCGTCATACAAGTGCGAATTTTTCGGATCGTTCATCTCCGCGAAGCTCGTGCGGAGGTAGTCGACCTTTTTGCCCATTTCGCTGATTAGGGGAACGATCTTTTCGCTGTCGACGCCGGCCACGGAGAGCGACTCGAACCAACCCAATCCGGCAGCGCGGGCCGCCTGGAATTGGGTAATGATGCCGTTCATAGCCGGCACGAGGCCGCTCAATAGCGAGTCACGCAACACGCTCGCCTCGACCGACAATCGGCGAAGGCTCTGCTCCAAGCGCTGCGCCTCGATCGCCTGTTGCAAGGTGACGGTGGCGGCAATCCCCTGCTGCTCGGCCAGGTCCTTGAGGTACGGGAGAAGCTGCGCCCCGCCGCGGCCGAAGACCGCCTGCGCATAGGCCGCCTTGTTCACGTCGTCGGCGAACCCGGCGAACTTCTCCGCGATCTCCTGCATCGCTTTCGCCGGGTCGCGGGATTGGATGCCGAGCGCGGCCAGCGCCTTGCCTGCCTTCTGCGACTCCTCATCCGTCCCCGAGAGGCCGACGGAGAGCCGTTCTAGCGCGGTGTTCAGTCCTTCGAACCCCGAGACCTTCGCGACGTTGGTCAGGCGCGACAGATCCTCGACCGTGGATCCGGTGATGTCGTGGAGATCCTTGAGCCTGGCGGCAGCCGACACCGTCTCGACGGCCCAATTCGCCATGGCCTTTACGGCCTCTTGCGCGAATTGGCCGATTACGGTTCCTAGCGCAACCGCACTCGCCATCGATTGCTTGTTCGCGGCCTCGATGTCACCGCCGGCCTTGCGCGCGGCCAGGCCTAGCTTCTCTGTCTCATCACGCGCGAGTCGGACCGTGCCGACGTAGCCGGAACCGTCGGCGGTCAGGCGAATGCCGAAAGTGATATCACCGGCCATCGGTAGCCTCGGCGGGGGCGTTGCGGATCCGCAGCGCCGCGGACTCCATCAGCCGCACGGCGGCGAAGGCCTCGGCATGCTTTGGCTTTGGGATCCCAAGGAGCGACAGCACGGGCGGCAGCGCGCCGTAGTCGATCCCGAGATAGTGGACGCCGGTCATGCCGACGGCGACGCGCCATTGCGTCTGCAAGGCCAGGAAGACGCCTAGCAGCGTCCAATTATCCGCATGTACGCCGAACTGCATCGCCTCCGCCTCTCTGTCCCGGGCCGCTTCGACGGCCTCCGGGTCAATGCCGAAGGCGGAAAGTTGGTCGCCTAGATGATCAGGGTCGGCCACCGGGCCACGGGCCCAATGCTCGGCGGCCTCGATCAGTTTTTTTGCTTCGCCTTCGGGAAGTTCTGGAACAGGTTGATCACGATCGCCGAGGCGAACCCGAGATTGAGCAACTGCGTCAGGTTCTCGGGGGTGAACTCCGCCGGGTTGCCGTCGTCGTCCTTCACGCGCCAATCGGTGACCATTTCACGCACGACCGCCTTGTCGTCCAATTGTTCGGAACGTATGCGGTCGCGCAGCTCTTGCCATTGGTCGTCGGATAGTCGCTTGTATTGGAGTTCGAACTTGATGATCTGGCGCCCGCCATTCTCGGGCGTGTACTCGATCTCGACCATCGACCAAAACGTCTCGCTCTGCGCTCGCTTGAACAGGCTTACCATCCGTTCTCCTTGTTGATTACGTCAGCGTGACCTTGACCTCGTCGTTACCGGTCGACGGGGTGAATATGGCGTCGAACTCGAGGCCGAGCACGCCTTCGAATTCGTATTCCCTAACCTTCGAGAGCTGCAGCGCCGGAGCGGTGAAGGCGAAAATGTTCCCCGACGTGATGCCGTGGGTGAAGACATAGGCCGCGGTGGTGGCGTTACGCACCAAGGTCCAATAATCCTTGCTCGCCACCGTGACTAGCTCGACCGATATCGTGCCGCGCGGCTTCCGATCCATGATCCCGAGCGTTTCGTTGTTCATCCAGAGCGCATGCACGACGTCGTTCGCCATGTCGCAAGTGAACTTCGACATCTTCGCCGCATAGCCGCCGATCGTGATCGTGCCCATTTTCGCGGGGATGCTGGCGACGGGTGTCTGAAAGGCCGTATAAACGGCGCCGCCAGGGATCGACGCATCGCTCACCGCGACATACTTGCCGGTGAACGTGAAATGCATGAACGGAAGTTTCTTCGCCTCGAAGTTGAAGGTGACGTTGCCCGCGCAGCCGCTGAGCTTGTAGAGCAGCCCGTCGCGGTAACAATAGATCGTGACGAAGGTCTGCCCCGTGCTGACCGGGTTGTATTCGGCTTTGGTGACAGCGGTTAGTGTTTCCGCGAAGCCGCACGCGCCGAGCAGGGGCGCATAAGCCGCGCTCGTGCCAAGCGGCGTGCCGCTGCCGGCGCACTCGACATCGAACTCGATCACCGCCTGCTCTTTGACCGGGATCTGCTCGCTATTGCCGTAGTACGGACGCATGATGGCGCGGTCTTCGGTCTCGACGTCGAGCGGATTCACGGTAAGGTTCTTGACGAGGATCGAATTCGCCCCCGCCGTCGGCGTCGGGTCGGTGAACTGCGTGACCTCCGTCTTTGCGAGGATCAGGAATTTGCGTGGAGATGCCATAGCTGATTACTCCTCGGACGGGACTTCTGGGGTGAGCGGAGTCGGCTGGGCCGCGGGCTTCGTCGGCGGGGTGACGCACGTCAGCGAGCCATCCTTGTTGCGGACGTACGAGCCGCCCTGCTGCGGCATGAGTTCGGGCGTTTCATCGGGCATCATTGGCTCCGGATCGTGAATGCAGTGATGTAGCTGTCCTGCCACCATAAGACGTTGTTCGGATCGAACTGCAGCATCCGGCCGGACGAAAACTCGCAGCCATCGGAATCGTCGTCGGGCTGCCAGGAGAGCAGCGCATCGCGCACCGAGACACGCACCGGCTCGAGCGTTTCCATCGCCGCCGCGCCCTCGTTGTCCGCAAGATTCCGAGTAGCGAAAATGATCGCGAACTCGGAATGAACGCGCTGCTCGACGATCTGGTTCCCGAACGGCGAGCGCTCTCCAGCGTCAGCGGCCGGCAGCACGAACGCCGCCGGCATGGTCGTGAGACCTTGAAGCGCGCGCTCGAACTCCGCGGCGCCACCGACGAGCCTAAGCGCCGGGCACTCATCGCGCAGCCTCTTGATGACCGGTTTGAGGTTCACGCGGCCACACGTTCAACGGCCTCGGCGAATACCTCGAGCGCTCCGGCGCGATCTTCGATCGACAGGCCGAGAAACGCCCTACCGGGGACAGTCCCCCATGGGATCGGCGCGCCGCGCTTGGTGCGGCCAAAGGCGCCCTTCGCCGCGCCCTGCTGCTGCATGCGCGCATAGATGACGTTCGTGCCGACCTCGACATAGTTCTCGCCAACGGCGGAGGTGATGCTATTGGCCAGGCGCCCGGTATCGAGCAGCGGCTTCGCCCCGCGCCCGCCCTTGCGTCGCAGGGCGATGGTGACCGGAGATAGCGGCGCCCAGGACGCGCCTCTCGGGTCGCGACCGTCGCGAAACCGGAGTCGAGTGGTCGCTTCGAGGTCGCGGCCGATGGTCGTGAGCCATGGCTTCGGGTCCGTCCCCAGCGCGAGGAGGCGGTTGAACGCCTCGATTACCGTGCGGTCGTCGACCTGGATCGGGGCGTTCATAGCAGGCCGTCGGTATTGAACACGGTGGTCGGAGTGGTATACGCGATGCCGCCCGTCGGAATGGGGGCCGAGCCGTCGGCGCCGGGAAGTCCGGAGAGGCCTTTTGCGACGTCCTTGAGCTGAGACATCGCGGCCTCGGCGTTGAGCGTCACCACGGAGTCGGGGCCGGCGCGGTCCTTCCAGAGGTCCTTGCGCGCCAGGTCGCAGGCCCACTTGCGCACCATCGTCGGCGCCGGATCGAGCGGCACCGTGTAGCGGGTGGACAGGTAAGAGTCGATCAGCGACGAGGCCTCGTCGCAGGCGTCCGTGATTTCGTCGTCGTCGCTGCTATGCGCGGCGGTCTCGTCCGTGAGCTCGGCGAGTTCCTTCGCGCCGAACCGCCGGATCAGGTCTGCCTTCGCGCAATACGCTGCCACTGCCCACCCCCATCACCCGCCCTTAGCGGGCTTCGCCTTTGGCTTCGCCGCCTCGACTTCGTCCGCGAGACCGGAACCAATCCATTGCGCGGCACGGTCCTCGTCGTCGCATTCGAAGGTGTCCCCCGGGCGCACATCGCCGGCGCCGCCAGTTTCGGAAGCG